AGCTGCCACCTATGCCACCGAATCTGCCAAGGATGCCGGTAAAGATGATGACGCTGCTCAACAAAATCAAGAAGCTCTTAACATTAAGTTTCTTAAGCAAGTGATTAGTTTGTAAAATAGGAGTTATTTATGAAAGAAAACGTAAAATCAAGCACTTACAAAGACGAATGGACAGAACGTGATGCGTTGCCAGAGAATGACGTTTATGGGGATGAAAACCCAACAAAAAACGACAATACTAGCTCATGTCAACCGGAGAATAGGGAATAATCCCCTTAAACGTAAAAGAAAGTTTAACGGTTCCCTTTGCTTGGATACTCATTGTTTCTGCGCTAACAACACACTGTGGGATAAATATAATCTTAGTGTCAGACTGGCGCTCTCTTATTTCAAATGAAACATACGGAGCAAAAAGCTTTTGATTAATCTTTGTCAGCGCATCGTGGCCTTGAAGTCCGCCAGATAGCTTTACAAAAATACCAGAAACAGAGCCCTGAACTGACACTTTAGTGATAGCGATTTCTTGTGGAAAAAAAGAGTCAATTCCATATATGAAATCTTGACCGTAATCAACCGTGTAAGAAATGCTTTGAGCCTCTGGGTAAAGCTTACCGCCGATATACAAACTGCACTCGGCCCCTTTTAGTACTATTGATTGACTGATAACCCACCACCTGTATTTTTGTAAAAAATCATACTGTTCCCTATACTGGGTCTGGTCCGAATATCTTTGTGATTTCAGAGTTAACAGTTCCCCAATGACCAAGTCCTGTGTCTCCGGGATAAAGAATATAAAACACTAGCTGAATACCTGTAGCAGCTACTAATCGAATAAGCTCTTCAGCGTACAAACGTCCTGCCACTACGTCTGTAATATACGACTGATATGAAGTCCCATCCGTAGCTGGATCAAATGGGAAGTTTTGAGAAATCAAAGAAATGTTTGTCCCAGATGGGTGTGAATTCTCAAACACATAAGAAGGGTTTAGCAACAACTGAGTGCTAGAAGGACGTGCGGTGTATGGAACGGGCCCTTCTTCTCTGCTAGTCCCAAACCCAAACACCAAGTGTCCCTGCTTGTCTGGAATATCAGAGGCATTGTTTACTGTAATCAATAATTCTGCATTTCCATCTACTAATTGAGTTGTTTCGCACTCTTCTCCACCAATAACGTAAGCCTTGGTGATATCGTAAATATACGGGCCTAGTTCGTCCGGTAGTCCAGAGCCAGACGTTACAAAGTGTGTAGATCCTATTCTGTTTCTCCTAACTACCTTGGTGGTAGCTGGCATGAATACCTCTAAAAGTCTGTTTTCTGTTTGAAAAGCCGCTGCAAAAGTGTTTTTAGAAACAAGAGTCTTTCTTTCTGGGCTAAAAAATAAAATACCCTCATCATTTCCCTGAGCTGTTGTTTCAGAAACACCTGTTGGGTTTTCCCACTCAACATAGGCTTCTCCTGAGACTCCGCCATGAGAGTTTGTTATTGTAAAAGTGCCTCTGTTTACTGCGCTAAAAGCAGTTCCATATATATTTACGTAGTCATCTTTATTGACCTTACCTACAGAGGGGTCTGGTCCGCCAGACCATGTGGCTCTAATGATACCGCCGTTTTCAATACTGATAGTCCACTGAGTCGCGGCTAGTCCGGTAGTTTGCCTTATCTCGGCAAACCTTAATTTATTTTGAGCCTTACCTCCCAACACTCTTACTGAAGAGCTGGGTCCGTTAGTTTCAGATATTAAGACGGGATACCCACCAATACCGTCGTCTTTGGCTATTGCAGAGCCCTTTCTTCCTAGTCTTCTAGTTTCTTTAGTAATAGCGTCTGACACTTCTTGGGCTGTAGCTGAATTTATGTTAGAAAACTGAGAGGCTTTAAAGACTATTGTTACGGGTGGTTGGTCATCAAAGCTAACGATTAAGTTATCACCATTTTCTAATGCATACGTTTCTAGCTCTTCAGCCTGTATTGAAGCCCTTACAAAATCTTCTCCATATACGATACGTAAAATTTCATGAACCAAGTCCCTAACCTGTTTCCTAGTAGAAATGGCTATCCCAATTTCCCTAAACGCTTCATCTGCCAGACCTACGTTGTCTGGCCTTGTAATGTTTCTTCCAGCTAACAGTTGGTCTAGATACTGCCCTTCAGCGGTAACTACATAAAGCATGTCATTGATTTGCTCTACATTGTTAATGAGGTAGGAAGCACCCGTAGATAGAGCGTTTAGAACTGCGTCAGTTCCTGGGCCTCTAATGCTAGGGTTTAGATAGCTTCTTAATCGCTTTTGTTCGTCTTCAATACTCATTCTATCCAACTTTCGAGATTTGAATGTCGTTAATAGGGTCTATAATAAACGCTTTTTCTGAAGGATTTACAGCTATTACATCGTTTGTAATGTTGTAAGATGGAGAGGTAATACTAACCGCTTTTACACCGGGAATGCTGTTTACAACAGACACAATGTCTGAAATGGCAATACTAACACCAACTCCAGAAGAGTTAATCAAAGAAGAGACGTTATTCCTAACCTGTTCTGCGATTTTACTGAAGGGTATTCCTGTATTTACCCTAACTCCAACTCCAACCCTTATCCGTCTCTTTAGAGAAGACTTAATAAAGATTTCAGCACCGGCGGCCGATGTTCCTGGATAGCTTGCATTATCTCTAGGATCTCCGTAGGTAATCCTGTTTGCCTCTGCGATTAATCCAGTGTTGAATTTATAGGAATCTAACCCTAGTTTAACGCTAGTAGAGAAATTCAACTTTCCTATGGCATAAACAGACACTTCACCTGCGTCTCTGTTTGACTTCAAATACTGATCGTTTGTGGTGAATATAAGATCTGTCCTGCTTGAATTTCCAGGATCAACAGCCTTACTGTAGATTTGTTTATACCCAACATACTTGAGAAACTCTTCAATATATACTTGAATAAATTTATCAGCTAGTTGAACGGCTGTTTTAGAAGCCAAAATAGATCCGACTACAATAGTGTTTCTATCTAAAACTGCTACTACTGAATAATCTCCAACGTTATCCCCATCAAATACATCGCCTGAATTGATGAATCTATCTCCGACAACGGTTGCGTCGTAATCAGAAAAAACAACAGAAGGGTTGTGGGCTTCAAATACGTCTGTTATGGTTAGGTTGGTTTCTACTACGGCCTTTGAGTTGGCAACCTCAATGTAGTTAACCCCTGATTTCAAAACCATGAAATTACCCTGATTGTCGGCGTCAAAGTCGGTACCAAAAGTAGCCACGTCTCCAAACTTAGCAAGGCTAAGGGTTGGCTGTGTACCTACAGAGTTCCACTCAACACGCATAACGCCGCTGGACACTACAACATCAAACTCTGTTGTTCCACTGAAACCCAATGAACGCAGGTTACTTGCAACAGTGACAACTTCTTCTACGGCATTGATATTTTCAATATAAAAACTATTGCTATATGGTCTAATAACCCTAAAGGTACCCCTGTTTAGAGTAGCAAAAGAATCGTCTATAACTACGCTATCTCCCTCTCTAATTTTAGCTGAGATAACAAAAGATCCAGCCGCTACGACTTGACCGACGGCATCGATGCCGTCTGGATTATCAACAACAAGTACACTTCCATCGTCCGAAACACCTACTACTGGGAATGTTCCGTTGTTTTCAGCATTTGTGAAGTTAGTAATAACAGCAACATCACTTCTCTGAGACTCTAAAAAGTTTACGACTCCAGAAGAAACCGTGTATTCCGTATACCCAGTGGCTTCGTTATAGTTAACAGCAACAGTAGAAGATGCATCATTAATCTCTACAGTTTTAGAAAAAACGGGACTTGATCCGACTTCTGTCCATGAGATACAGACTAGTTTACCGTGCTTTTCTACCTGGAATGTTCTGTTTCTGTCCCTAAAGAAATTTCTAGGCTCTCCAAAGTAAAGGTCGGCAGAGGTTCGGCTAGAAAGTTCAATTGTAGACTGACCGGCTGTAGGTGCGTTTGCTGTAATATCTACAACGGTTGCAAACCCCATCCCAGTGTCTTTCTTCTGAGCCCTTAATGCTTCTAGTTTAACCCACTGGTTTGAATATAGCCCTTCAGAGGCAGAACGCAATATAATTGCCTTCATCATGTCAGAGTCTTCAACCTTAGAGGCTGACTGCAGTAGTGGTGCCTGAGAGCTATTCCCTCTGCCACCAGCAATCTGGACGGCTCCGTTAGATCCTAGGATATTAGTTCTTAGCTGTATCTTTCTGTCTCTAGAAGAAGTGTTAATATCTCCGAGCGTGGTAAATCCCGTAACTGCTAGGACATTTAGGAATTCAGAGAGTTGTTTTGCAGTTGTTGGGATTAGCCTGACTTCTTCACCAGTATTGAAGGCGTATGCATTAGCTGTAGAAGTATTGAACGAAGGAATAGACAACGCCTTCTTAAACCTAAACTGATAAGTAGGAGCGGCAGCGTCTAGGTCTGATATTTCAATCCAATTAATGCCGTCTAGAAGGTTAATACCGACATATGCAAAGTCAGAATCTTCTTCTGTGGATTTAGAAATAACACCAGCTCCAGTTGTGCCACTGTCATCTACCAATACTGAAGTTAAGTAATCAGCCAAATTACTAGAACAATAGGCCACTACTTCAGCGGCAGTTGTATTGTCGGCTAGATATAGCCTAATAGTGTTATTAGTTAGGGTAGCCTTGTTAGACTCTGCAGTAGCAGCCCCAACCTCTCTGATAGTGGTAAAAGAACTGGAAGTAGAGCTGGAAACTCTAAATGTACCTGTATTTTCCAGGGCAAATTCACCTTCTGGGATAACGGTTGCATAACCACCAGAAGAAAGTGCTGAATCAATGCTAGGGTTAGTTCCAGTTGCATTCCATGTATATGTTACGGCATCATATGCGCCCATGTTTGTAACTGTAACATCCCACTCGGTAGTTCCATCAATAGCATTAAGAACAGCGTTGCCGGATTTTAGTGCTATACGAATGTTAACGCTAGTACCCACAGAAACGACATGTGTCATGGGCTGATTGTCAGATGTTGGATAGATATACCCTACGTTATATCTCTCTCCGTCGTATCCCCAATCTACAGACCTAAATATAACTGCGTCTTGGTTTGCCATTGGGTTTGTGGGGTGCAGTACATTTCTAGCCTGCATCAATGCGCGGTAGTTTTTGAATGCAAATTCTGCACCAAAAAACTCTTCAAATTGAGTAGTAGCTCCTGAAGCGGTGTCATACGCTCTAAAATTGTTAGAGTTTATCCCAGTAGTGTTGTTGGTTATGGCTCTTCTATATAGAGGAATAGAAAACGTCTTGTCAGAAGAATTTGAGTCTAAAATAACAGTTAAACCATCGTTTGCCCCAAACTGATAGGTATCCGCAACATGGAATCTATCAGCTACCCTCAATCTGCGGATTAATTGACTGGAATCAATTTCAATATTGTTTGCCGTAATTGCGTCAATCTGAACAGACTCTCCAGAAGAGATGTTGTCTGGTATTAACCCAAACGGCTCTTCCATAGTAACCTGTGCGTTTGGATTTATTCCAAGTGAGGATATGTCGGCGGCAGAATCAAAGTCCGAAACAGTAGAGTTTGGTGGGTCTGAAAAGCTATCGTCTGTAATCTTTTCGTGAATAAACAACGGAAACTCGTTATCAGACGCTTCACTAACTTGGAATGCAAACAAGGAAACTTGGCTGGATTGACGAGTGTTTTCTTCGAAGTTAATCAATTTACCGGACTCGTCAAAGGTTATTACGAAAACTTCGCCATCTAACCCCTCTGTCTGTGTTGTGACAGAGATGAATTCATCATTTTCAGCAACAGAAGTAGCCCCAATGATATTCTCGGACAATGAAGCGGCAATGCTGTTTATGTTATAAGAACCTGAAGCTATTTTTACTTTCTGAATAGCTTTTTTAGTTCTAACTACTGCAATACCTTCGCCCCAAACAATTGGACCCTCGATTACTGCAGAGCCGTATTCTGAAGGAGTTACCTTAAGTTCAATATAATTAGCTGCATTGGCGTATACTTTAGCCTCAAGCCTGTTTGCCGTAGACAAGTCTGTAGACCATAGAATTACCCAGTCTCCTACTTCAACGTTATCAAAAGCAGTGGCATCGTTTGATGTATATCTAATGACATTGACTGCTGGCTTGGTTACAGAAATTGTAGTGTCGGAAATCACACCAGTGTTTATATAAGAAGCGTCTTTATTGTCAATCAAAAACCATAGGTATGCGTCGTTGATCAGTGTTACTGTATTACTAACAAAGGGGCTACTTACGATGCTGCCTTTTGTAAATTCAGTTCCGGCAGTTAAGCTATCTCCAGCCTCAAGCGGCTCTATTAGTTTAAACTGAGCAGTGTTTCTAGACAGAATGAAGTCAGCCTCAAGACCACTTGCTTCAAGACCGATTAGGGCGGTAAATAAACCCTTGACTACTAGTGTTGAAGTGGGGTTAATAGAAAGACTTGCCCTAGAGCTTGATCCTAAATTTGAAGAAATAAAGATTTGATTGCCGTTAATGGATGCCGTAACACCTGTTATTTTTGTATTGAAAACATTAACCCAAGACTCAAGACTGTTGTTTTTAGATACAGAGGTATAGCTACCCTCTTCAAGGAAATCAGAATTTGTAAAGGTATAGGTGATTTCTTGAGTACCATCTACAGACAATAGAATAGTGTCACCAGTTGTAATGGCGTTAGACCAATTAGACTGGTTTTCTGTAGTGATCTTAGCTGGACGGCCGTTTCTGTTTAGGGCTTTTTTGTTCTTATATAGCCGCAATGTCTGGATTTCTCCAACCGGCAACCCTAGTAGTTCACCGGCATCGTTTCCAAAAGTAGGGACTGTTTTCTCTAGAAACTCACTCTCTTCTTCTCTAGAAAAAATAACCACTCTAGTTCTATTCTCTATAGTACTAGCTGAATAGCTAGACGTTGGGTTTGCATTGATAGAAGATATAACCTCATCGGCAGTAGCATTTCCTGGAGATCTAAAGTCTTCATTTTCAAACGTATGTTGGGATATTTCCCCACCAACAAGAATGGCCAACCTATCTCCGCCAGTAATCTGAAACGGTGCGGTAGCGTTGGATACTAGAAAAGCCTTAGCTACAGAAGTTTGTCTTCCGCCGGTGGCTAGTTGAAAATACTTTTCGCCACCTAGAGCGGAGTCGATGATAAACTCAAGACCCACACCATCTGTTTTTTCTTCGTAACCTTCACCATCATCAATAAACATTGTAGTGGTAACGCCGTCTGAGAAAATCTCATTAGACTTAATTACGGCGTTTTCATCTGGAGCCTTTGCTCCCAACACTGCTGATTTTACAGCAATAGCAGTCCCCAACCCTCTAGAAATTCTGGCTAGCTTAATTCTAGTCCTAATTTCAGGATCGGTGTCTGCATTTTTTCCAGTAGTAAAGGG